AATAACTACATCACCAGTACCATTAGTATCTACCGTAAGGTCACCGTTACTGTTTGTTGTGGAAATAGTATTTCCATTTAAAGTAATATTATCTACATTCCATTCATCGACCTTTTTAGCAGAGTCAACAATCGCTGAAGAGTTTGCAGTTATTGTTCCATGACCATGATCTAAAAGATCGGTAAAATATTTACCACCAATAATATCAATATTTGCAGCATCACCAGATGTTTCAGTTCCTCTACCAACAAACAGTTTACCGAAAGAAGTTACTGAAGCACTTTGTGCGTCTGTATACGTACTAGTACCTTCACCGTAGGCAAGTTCACCTTGCCCAAGCGCTCCTGGGGTTGCTGTTGGGTTAGTACTAGATCTTTTGATCTTTAAAATAGTTGCCATTTTTTGATACCTATTGGGGAATTAGAAGTTGCCGCCGTTTATTTTAAGACCGCTTTTTTCAATAACATTTTCAGCAATCCACGTATTACTTGCTGCATCATATTGTAAAAGAGCGCCATCAGTTGCATTATTAAAATTTACGTCAGATAAATTTGAAAGAGTATTAACTCCTCCAGATGTGACTTTGATTACTTGCGGTTGATTGGATACTGTAACTTTCGTGTTCATGTTACGTTGTTACTCCTGGGTTTATAGTTACTAAACCTTCTATGACTCTGGTTTTATTTCCAGCAGCTGATGTAATCACAACATCATACAAATATCTTCCCTCATCGAGAGATGATGTATTGGTTGCTGTTAGAGATAATGTTACAGTTCCTGCAGCATTTACAGAAACTGTAAATGGAGTTGATGTAGAACTGTAATATGACTTTTTAATTTTAGCCGCACCTGAATATCCAGTCAAATCCCAAGCCGTATTAAAATCATCGAAGATTCCAATATCTGCAGAAAAATCTGCTCCTTGGTCAATATAAAGATTGTGAACAGCCGCCATAGGAGTTTACCACTTGTTTTTATTTATATGATTTCTCTAATATTTATCTATTAGTTAAACTTAACAGGAGAGATTTTATCTCATCTAATTCATTCTTGATGTTTTTCATGTCAGATTCCATCGAATCTACACGATTATTTTTCATCTTACGAATTTTATAATTATTCATATAATCTTCGTAGTCCTGTCTACTGTTGTTTATTACAGCAGTAGACTTTGGATCTCTTACTAGGTCTGGATGACCTTCAACTTTTAATGTATTCATTAAATTGCCAATGCCATTGATCTAAAGTTTTTAATCTTAGGAACATTACTTTGATCATTTCCTATCATCACGACCTTAATACTGAACTCTTGGAACTCAATAATATTTTTAAGTTCAAAATCAAATGCCCTATATTGAGTATTTGTTTCTGAAGCAGGATAAGAAATTGCGGGAATTTCAATGTAACTCATATTATCAAATGATCCAGGTTGACTATCACCTTTGACTTTTGCAAAGACTTTAATATCATTATTTCCGGTTCTAATAGCATCAAACAAGACTTTTATTGATGTAGATTCATTTTCCAATGACACATTTTTAGTAATATAACAAGAATGTTTTCCACCAGACGGTAGAAGTTCTGATGTTAAATCTAAAGCACCACTGGAAAGAGTTTCTTTGTTTATTCTATTTGAAATCGTAACAATAGAAGAACCTTGTAAATCAATCACCGGACTTAAATAATCATTTGTCGTTGACAAAGTAATTTGTGTATTTAATGTACCAGGAGAACCACCAGCATATGTGGTGTTATTAACTGGCGATAGTGCAATTCTAGGATCTGTCAATAAATTTTCTACATTGTTCTCAATTGACTCATATCCTTTTTTAACAAATGATTTTTGACTGGTGTTTCCAATGCTAGTTCCAGATACAGAACCCAGTTTAACTTGGCATACAGTATCCTGTGGGACTAATGATGATATTTGAGGGGTAATTATTTCATAAGAAATATTTCTAGATGCACGAATATCATTTCCTCCACCCCTCTTAGTTGAGTTAGCAGAATAACCTACAACAAATTCATATTCATCTAAACTAATAACATTTGTTATTTGTACATCTGTGTTGATCTGACTCAATGGAATTCCATTCAATTGGAAACATTGTACTGGTGTTTGCGCTAGGTGGATTGATGCAGTAGTTCCCAAAGCACCCCTAAGACATCCGGTTAAAGTATTTCCAGATAATCCAGTATAAGAAATTATTTCATTTTCAATCTTAATAAAACCAGAATTTGATCCAGACACTGCAGCATTATTAATAGTACCCCATCCTTCAATTGTACCTATGTTTGAAATTGAAGAATTAGTAATATCATTCAAACTAATTGTAGTTACAGATGGTGTTATCCCGGACGATAATAATCCAGAAGATGTATCTGATTGAACTCCAGTTATACTAACCTTATTCTCATTTTGATGCATACCATGATTTGGTTGTGTTACTCTAATTACAGATGATCCATCCACCATATAAAGTGCATTTGATTGCAGTTTTTGTGCAGGGATAATTTTGTTATTTAAAATTGCAGTATAAGTTGTTCCAGTTTCAAATTTCGCCCTATTTAATATAAACTTAATATCTTCATATTGATCAGAAATCCATGTTGAGGAGTTTGCAGACTTAAATACAACTCCAACATGAGGTTGTCTATCAATTGTAACTCCAGATGAAATATCTGCTTCACCTACTCTAGATACCCACAAATTATATTTTGTAGAACTACTTTTAATAGTAAAAGCATATTCATTTATATCAGAAAGATATATAGGATTTGCAAAATTAAATTTAGTAGAAGCAGTCGAATCAGTGGAAGTTATTATACTAGAAGCTGGTAATGTTACCACTGATCCGGGAACAATATTAGCGGTTGGACTACCATTAACAACTGTTCTTAGTTCAACTGTAACTGGTTCACTGACATCTTTAGTTAAGAAATAAAGTTCCAGAGATGTAATGAACACACCACCAGTTTCTTCAATCATAAAAGATTGAGCAAGTGGGTCACCACCTCCGCCGCCTGCAGGAGCTGGAGGTGGTGGTGGTGGAGGATCTGCTATAAATCTAGGGGTACTTTCTTCTACTGTAAATATAGAAACTTCTGGGACTTCTAATGTAGTTATTGTGGATGTTACATCCAACTCTGTTCCTTGTGAATAATAGACTCCAGTTGCATAAGAACCTGTTAAATTTTTAACTTGGAAATTATCTACATCATCAGATAATTTAAATTCTAAGTCTCCAGTTTCAAATGTATTTGGTGGAAGAATAACAAATGCATCTAGGTTTCCACCACCAGTTGAGGTTAGTTGTTGAGTTCTCTTACCATTTGCTCTAGTTCTTGCTAATGAAGTTTGACCCTGTATAATAAAATCATCTCCAAGTTCTACTACTTGACTATCTGTATTATCCCAGTTAACGAGACCATCAATTACCAACATAGTTGTATTTGATGTGTATCCATTGCTATCATAATCAGAAGATGCAATTTCTTGAGAAGTAAGAAATTTTGTTGGATCTTGAACAGTAGCTTCAATATATCTTCTATCTATATTTGGAGAAGTTTGAATGCCGTTAGTAACTCCACCCTGAGTATATACAAGTGCTGGATACAATATAACTTGTTCACCAACTACAAATTTATTTGAGTTATCGCTCTTCAGATCTTTAAGTATTTTTGGATATGTAAATCTAGATGCATCGGAACTTCCAATAAACAATCCATGATCCGTTCTTTGTTTTAAAGCTTTTACCGAGACATTAATAATTCTGGATCTTGCGTATCTTATATCCGTAATATCATTAATAGTATCACCAGATTCTAATTCTACATCTAGAGTTCCAACATCGTATTGTGTTCCAGATCTGCTATCTTCAACCCATGTTCCACCATTCCCACGACCTATTGTTGTTGTACCCCATCCACCCCAAACAACTCCACCAGGTACAACCAAATCAAATAATGTACTAACACTCTGTGACAGATCAATACTTTGACCTTCTATTATTTCTCTATTGGTATCATACCAAATATCTTTCTTGGGAGCCAAAGTCATGTCTCCAATATAAGAGAAAGATAAGAATGGGGTTGCATTCTCTACTCTACTTGCATATGGTTGAGATGCATATGCAACTTCAGTATATGGGATAGTTATATAATCACCACTTCGGGTAGAAGTACTACTAGAAGTATTAAAAATAAATCCAATATTATTTACATATGGATATGGTCTTACACAACCCTCATCTAAATCAATAGATGCTGTATAATCATAATTTGTAGTGTCGGCGACACTAGTGGATCTAAAATTATCTACTACAAAACCATTCTTAAATCTATTTTTACCATCCTCATCTAAAACCTGCAAATTTACAGTATTAGATTCCAGTAAACTCAATGTTGTATAATTTTCTACACTAGATAATCTTTGTTCAAGTTTACCAATATCCCTCATTGTATATTGTCTATTATCCTCAAAACTTACTTTTGCATCAAAAACACTCTTTAAATATGGAGGTAGTTGTACAGTTCCAATTAATAGTCCGACTGATGAATCCAAAGTTGACTTTGGATTTATAGAATCAGCTCCACTTACAACCTTTAGTTTACCATCTTGTGTTAGATAGATACTATCAATTCTACCCAAGTATGATTCTACATCAGAAGAGAATACGGTACCTGGGAATGGTACAGTTTGTGTTGTATAATTAATTGCATATGAATTAAAAACACTAGTAATTTCCCTATGTGGTTTCTCAAACGATCCATTCTGAGTAGCACTTGTTATTGTGGAATGGGGTGTATAGAATCTAAAATCAATAAGATCAGCCATTGATGTAGATAAAGAAGATCTTGGAATATCTTTATATGTTATATTTCCATATGATTCTATAGAATAAAAATCATTACTTAAATTGCTATGACTAAAGTAATCAAAAATAACAATGAATTTTTTAGATGGAACAGCAGAATTTTCCTTCCTGATTAGTTTCGATGGTTTATAGAAATCTGAAGTATCATTTCTAGAGAAAACGAAATCATCAGTTATATCAATATATCTACCATGTAAAGACTGTCTAACAAAAATATCTCCAACACTACTATTAGATGGAATTGTTACAGCAATTGATAAATTGTCACCAATTTGAAATTTGGTGGATTGATATGTAACATAAACTTTATTCGTTGATGTCTCGATAGAAACAATATGTGCTTTAATACTAGTGGTTTCAATAATATCACCAACTTTTAATCCAGATACAGTATTGAGAATAAGAGCATCTAATAATGCAGTACTATTATCTGCTGTTCTAACCGCTTCATGCACTCTATGTATTTTTGCTACATCAGCAAATTTTAGTGAAATTTCTTTATCTTGAACTCTAGTTCCATAGATATTATTATCATTAGAAGCACTACCATCCTTCAACTTATCAACAATCAAGAAAGTATATGTTTCTAGTTCTTTTTTTCTTATCTTTGGAGTAGCAGATCTAGTATTGTAGTATACACTAACAGGAACACCTGCAGATTCACTAGTATCTACATTAATTACGTTATTAGAACCGGAGGGTTGTACTAGATTAACACCAGAAGCAAGTCCTGTAGCTGTAGTAATTACAACTGAATTTTTATCAATAGTTTCTGATGGAGAAGCTTGAATAATAAAATCACCATTGGAACTGGTTACATATTCACCAGTATAAACTAATTTATTTACAACACTATCAGATACATTTTTTACTGGTCTAGAAGAAACTCTAGTTGTATAACCATTTCTAGATGTATAAAATTTAGTGATTAATTTTTTAACATCATAATATGTGCCATTTGAAATTCCAGCTGCCATAACAACCGCAGAAGAAGTAACCCCACTAACTTCTACATCGGTTACACCAACTCTAATTTTTGATTTAGTGGAAAGTTCTTCTGCAAACGAAGTTCCAATTCCAGTTAAACTATTGCTAGATACACTAAAAGATGAACCGCTTATCTTAACAGATTCTAATTCTAACTGAACTTCAAATCCACCAGAAGTTGTTTCAATTTCCCTTGCATTTTCCAATTTTTCTCTGGAAACTGTTGATATTGTTGGTTGCGCCGTAGTAAATCTGCTATTAGTTACAACCTCCCCAGTTACAAAACTACCAGTAACCTGTTGTAGTACAATAGTCTGACTAGAAACAGATTTTACAAAACCAGTAGCACCAGAAGTAACTCCAGTCATAAAATCATTTGATGCAAAATTATGAGCTTGACCAGTAGTTATAGTGATTGTTTGATATGTGCTAATTTCGGTAACGTATAATTTACCTTCAGTCAATCCAACTGCAATACCTCTACCAATCTCAACTCCATCAACATCTTTTAGAGAAATAGCATTCGGGAATGAAATTGCTCCCTTTACTGTAGAATGTTGAGTTTTAAAATAAGAACCAATATTTAAAGCGGAACCATTGTTGTTAAGAGTATTTGTTTCTCTTGGTTTGGGTACAATTGCATATTGTTTTCTATCAGTAGTTACTTCAAATCCTTTAACGTATGCTTTTCCAGGAGAAAGTTCTAAAGCATAAAAATCTTCCCCAAGAATTGAATCTGCTGGATCACTTGAGGATGGAACTCTTACAATTGTTCTACCATCTTTTACTCTCTCGCCAGATTTATAAACACCGTTATTATTTCCAGTATCTAAAGCTTCCCTAACAGTAAACGTATATGGTTTTACCGTATAATCCCCAGATTCATCAAAAGTTCTTCTTGCTAGATTTTTCTCAAGTTCATTATATATGGAATTTTCTGAAAGTGAAGTTAGAGTTGATTTTCCATTTTCCAAACGGAGTAATTCAATAAAATTAGCACTATTTGAAAAAGTTAAATTTTGTTTTACAAATTTTGGGTCAATCTTTAATCTATCTGCACCAGGAGAAGCAAAATTACTTGAACCTAAAGCATTATCAAATATAGTAGAGTCATCATCAGAAGTTACTAAACTTTCATTTACTTGAAGACCAATTTTATATGAAGGTTTATTTGAATATTGATCTAGAATAATTTTTTGAGTCGCTACTTCTACAAAAAATCCACGGATAAAATAAACACCAGACTGAATTGTAGCAGATGATCCTGTATATGCAGTTGCATTTTGTACCGATGTTACTGCTACTGGAGTTCCAGTTTCATCGGTAATAACCTCATTATTTTTAAATGTACTCAATTGAATATCATTTTCAATATTACCAGCCGCAAGATATTTTACATATAAAGTAATAGTTTCTTTTTCTGATTCCGCGGCGCTTATTGTATCTACAACTTCTGCTCGAACCCCTGAAGATACTCCAGTAATAATTTTACCTTTTAAGTTAGTCCTATAAGTTTCTACAGAAATGCCGTTAATGAGTCCCTGTACAAGAACGGCTTTAAAACTTAAATCAAAGTTAACATTTCCTGGGATTACTACGGATCCCTCTTTGAATACATGTTGACCAAACCTTTCTATCTGATTCTGCAGCGTACTCTGCACCGAGTTAAGTTCTCGTGTTTGTACAGAGTATCCGGGTTTAAAGAGAATTTTTTGATAGTTTTTTGAACGATCAAAATCATCAAAGTATGGTGATATTTTGAGATTTGTATCTTGCATTTATAAGACCTTCAGGGGGATTTCTTTTTGCTATTTATTTTAGAATTCTACGACTAATTTGATATCTTCAGTTTGGTCGGTAGATCTGTTTACTGCTTTTCTGTTTTCAACGTAAATAATGTTTCCACTATTTTTCTTGATTTCTGGTTGTGCATATCCGGTAGTAAATGTAACACCAAAAAATGATCCAGTTCCAGTTGAAGCGGTATCTGGTGTAGCAGTAACACTACTAGTACCACCAGTTATAATGTTTGATCCACTGAAAGGAACCAACTTATATTGGTTTTGACCACTTTGAGTTTCATCAATATGTTCATTTTGATAATATCTCAATACCTTAGTAATTGAGTCCCAATGGATAACTCTTCCTTTTGCACCAGTTGTTGTTTGAGTAATAACTTCACCAATATCAAAATTGACATTAGTCACAGCAGGAAATTTTATAGCAAAACAAGCAGTTGCTGTATCAGCAGTAAGATCAGTGTTACTAATATTTTTTGGATCTGATACCAGTCCAAATCTCCTAAACTGAGAATTTACCGGAATATCACCATCTCCATCTAAGAACTCTAAACTTTTATTGATCATAACTCTATATCCACCAAGTTCCATTGGAGGATTTGAACCATGACCACCTGGAGGTGAAATAACTGTACTTACTGTACCAGAAAGTGAAACACTACTTCCAGATCTAGATAATGCATTAGATAGTGTGGAATATGCTTCGGTTAACATTACTTTTGCTCTTGTATACCCAGCACCAACGCTTTCCGATTCAATAGTATCAATACCACCGGCAGCATTAATTACAATTTTTGCAATTGCATTAGTTGTTCCATCACCAACAATTGGAGAGTAATAAGTAGCATTTGCTGTATTACCAGTTCCTCTATTGTCAATAATTAATTGTTCTACAGCACCATCTACAGCAGCTGCCGCAACAGTAGAGTCAACTCTAACTGGCATAAAATCACTAGAAACAAATCTGATATAATCAGAAATATTGATGGTGTACATATACTTCCATCTGTAACCATCCGCTGCACTTTCAATGATAGAAGTTGCAGTACCAGATGGTTCTACTGTAGATGCTCTACCCTGTGGATAAGTAGGACTAATTCCATTATAAATGCACTTATAAACTTGGAAGTTACTATTGACAACATATGATTGTGAATCATATAGGTTTGAATGACCATTCAACGACAGATTTGTGGATGTATAGTCATTTTCATACATATCATACTTAACTCCAGTTTTCCAGGTAAGTCTTTTAATAACTTTAGAAACATCAGTACTGTTAATTCTCTTAACAGCAATCATGTCATCATAGA